ACAGCAGAGTTAACACATCGAGTGCTAAGACTGCCTATGACATCGTTAAGCCGGTGTTGGACGATTGTATCGACCGGTTGATGCCTCGGAGAAGTTAAGTATGGCCAAAAAGTCCTCCTATGGTGAAACCCAGGAGTGACTTTTCGAGACCACTCCCCTGGCAGTGGGGCCAAAGCCAGGGACTTTTATTTACCAAAGCAACGAATAGAAAGAGGGTTAAACATGCAGTTAGGCGATTTGCAAAACGAAGTTATCGCGGCGCAGCAGCGGCCTTTCTCTAGGCTTGCAGGCATTGAGGGCTATGAGTCTTCGAAAGGGCATAAAATTTTTTGGAAAAAAAAGTCTAAGCAGCGGATCAACCACCCATTGGAAGGGTTACGCAGAGCAGTGAGCTATAAAATATCTGAAGAAATCATTGAGTTTCTACGACCATCTGTCGAGAAAGGCAATCAGCGAGCCTTGTATAACGCTTGCTTGAACGCTCGACCGCGACACAACAATATGTGGATCGAGTGGGAAACTCAAGATCCGATGGGCGGCCTTTTCAATACTAGCCTATCCTCTACCTACCAATATCATAGAGGCTTGACGGGCTGGCACATTTACACATTGAGCGCCGGTTTCGTATTTCATGAAGGCCAGTTCCATCGGGCTTATTCTATCAAGCCGGGAGAGTGCTTTCATTTTGAAAACTATTACGAAATTGGAAGCACCCCCGAGGGGATTGAGGTCGTAGGCTCGAAAAGTAATTTTTTCAACAAGCGGGTTGGCATTTCACGCTTGTCAGGGTCCACTGATATATGGGCTAGTGACCGAGTTTATGAGCAAGACAGTAGCACTTATACCCCCGTGCAACTTAAATCTAAAGATCGACTATACGGAATATGGTTCTTAGGTGATCCGGAAGGTGAGTTCTCGCCCGATATGCAAACGATCATGGGCAAAAGGTGGCGGATTGGGTTAAACAATTACATAGAAGACATTGGACAAAATCACAAAGATATTCCGATCTACCATGAAAAGCACAAAATGGCGTGGGTGGTCGCAATCATGAGTCTGATGAATTTTGACTGGTTCGTTGAAGAGCCGCAAAACGCAGACATTCAAAGCATAAAACCTATGCGCGGTAACGTGAAACCTTTTGATTCTCATCATACCGTGTTGCTCAAATTGCCACGCACTAGGGGCCGTGTTGTTATGCCGAAGCAGCTTTCGCGCACCGAAAGTTACGGGGTACGCAGACACGAAGTTGCTGGACACAAGCGCCACTATCGGGATGAGTTTGGTCAGATATACAAGACGGTATACGTGCGACCACATGAGCGTGGCAATGCAAAACTGGGGCGTATCACAAAAGATTACGCGGTGGTCAAAGACGATAAAGGAGACACTTAGCAATGGATAGAGATACCAGCGAGGCAATAGAGTATTTTTTAAAAGATGCCATGCAGGCACTGGACAAACTTAACCCACGCAAGAAGCACGGAAACGTCAGTGTGTTAGTTAACGCGGAGGAAATTGCAAGCATCAAAAGTAATATTTGGTTAGCAGAAACTCTGTTAATCGATGAAGGCGTGATTTATTCGGATCACGAACCACAAAGCAACGAGGAGGTACGAAAGTGAAGAAAGTAGAGAAGATTGAAAAGCTAGAGAAAGCTTTGGAACGAGCAAAAAATTGCATGCATCCAGACAACTTTACACTGCCTATGATTAGTGAGGCTGCGATAACAGTATCTAGCTACGGGTTCAATGAAGATGACAAGCTCGTTTGCACCATCCCTGTCCCGAACATTACCGGAAAGATTAATTGGCGCACTGAATTGCCTCGAGATAAGTATGTACGAGGCGAGGGTAATGAGAAGGGCGAGTGGGTTGCTGAAGAAGGTTGGGAGCTACAGCGCGAAGATGAAGAGGGAGAACACTGGGTGCTGCCAGAGCATAAGGTGGGTGACTATATGGTTCCTGAAAGAACATGCATCATCGAAACCCGTGAGCAGTATCAAGTAAGGGCAAAGGTAGAATCTGAAAGAAACATATCTAAAATTTTAGAAACGGCTAAGGCTATCAGAGAAATGTATTACGCCTGTGGGGATCTTGTAGATCAAGACGTTGTCGTTGGCGTCACATTACGGGATATAGATACGTTGTGGAGCGAAACCTACAAATGACAAAGAAAAATCCGATTGAATTTGAAACTGATGAGCAGCAGTTTTGCGCTGAAATGCTAAAGACGATATGCCTTTCAATAGAGGAAACGGGCTATAGCATGGAGGTATTTATGGAGGTGTGCTTTATTTTATCGTGCGCCTACTTGATACATGAAAAGGGAGAAGCAGCTGTTATCAACATAGGGGATTGGGTTGTAGATGCTGTTGATGAATTCATGGAAATGGAGGAAAACAGGGAGCCTAAAATATGGCACTAGTCAATCTTCATCAAGGCGGAAAGGAGCGCCAGGTTCTGATCATTCTTCAGAGGAAAGACATCTCACACTGGGCAAAAAACTATTGGTCCCGTGTTTACTACGACTTGATAAGGGGGGACCATGGAGCTTCGCCATTATCAAGAGGCTGCCATTGAGGCGACCTTTGACTGGCTGCATACACAAAACACGTACCCACTCATTGTGCTGCCTACGGGCAGCGGCAAGACCATTGTCTTCGCCAACATCATTAAAAAGTTGTTCGACCACAATGAGGGGTGCCGTGTTTTAATCTTGGCTCATCGCCAAGAACTGATCACCCAGGCAAGAGACAAGCTACTATCGGTGTGGCCATGCGCCCCCTGTGGGATTCTTGCTGCAAGCATCAAAGAGTTTGACTCACATGCACCGATCGTCATTGCGAGTCGAGATACAATCGCAAGCCAGAAGCGACTAGACCAAGCGGGGCATTTTGATTACATCATTGTTGATGAAGCCCATCATGTTGGACCTGACAAATCTAGTCGGTATCGAAAGATCTTTGATCACTTTGAGAGTAGTCAGTATGTAGCCCCTAGGATATTTGGCGTGACTGCTACGCCATATCGGATGGGCCAAGGGTTCATCTACGGTCTTGATGATCATTTCTTTGGCGGCATCTCTTACCAAATAGGTATCCCTCAGTTGATCAAGGAAGGGTATCTGTGCCGATTGTCTGCATTTAAGGTGGATGATCAGGCTGTCATTGATGCCTCAACTGCCAGAGTCAAATTCAAGGGTGGTGACTATCGAGAGTCGGATCTCGAGAAACTAGCCATGGAAGATCAAACCATGCTGGCAATCATTGATGACTGGATTGAGAAAGCGTACAGCCAAGGCCGTCTCAGTTCTGTCTTCTTCTGTGTCACCGTAGCGCACGCCAACAAGATGTGCATGTTCCTAAGGCATGCTGGCATTGAGGCGGCTGTGATCACCGCAGAAACACCATCAGAGATACGAGAGAAGATCCTTGAGGACTTTGAGGATGGTGTGATTAACGCGCTGTGTAATGTAGCTGTGCTGACTGAAGGTTGGGATGCACCCCGGACAGACTGTATTGCGCTACTCAGGCCCACCAAATCACTTGGTCTGTATGTCCAGATCTGTGGTCGAGGTATGAGGACCTGGGGGGACAAGGAAAACTGCATGCTCCTTGATTATGGCGAGAACATGGATCGCCATGGTTGTATTGATAGGGCAAAGCCAAGTCGCCCACCCAAGGAAGATGAGCAAAAGATATGGATATGCAATGCAGTCACATCAACAGGGCATCTTTGTCTAGCTGTTAACGACTGGGTTGATACGCAGTGCATAGAGTGTGGCGCTGATAAACCTATAACAGAGGAACGGCCACCAGACAGGAAAGAACCAGACGCAGCAACCGATCGTGTCGCAGCATTCGGTAATGTTCTGTCTGATGAGATTGATGATCCGATCGAAGAGCTCGAGAAAGTCAAAGAGGTCGAAACGATTTGGGCTGAAGTGCGAAATTCTAAAGCAGGTAATAGTTATCTGGATGTGAAGTTCAAAGTCGTTGATGAGTATTGGCCACAGTCAATGCCCTTCATGATTGGCATGGAAGGTAGGGCTGGGACTAAAGCCATGAAGAAGTGGCGAGCCGTGTCTGGTGACGACTACGCGCCCACAGATCTTCAAGAAGCCGAAGACCTAGTGAATGGTGGTGGCTTCGATCACATTAAAAAGATTGCAGTAAGAAAAGAGGGGAGGTATTGGAATGTCATCAGTGTCTATGTTTGACCAGATTGATAAGAAGCTCGAGGAAGGCAACCGATCAAATCGTGGGCATCTTGGCTTCAGCGTCATTGGTGATGAAGATGAACACAAACTGTGGATGAACTTCCATTGGTGTTTGCCTAGCACCTTCAGTGGAAGGATGCTGAGGTTGTTTGACTTGGGCAATCGCATTGAAGATCAGGTCATTGAGAACATCAGGGACAGCGGTCTTTACGATGTGGCGTCTCACGATAGCGACGGTAATCAAGTGAGCGTCTCTGTGCTAGGTGGACACTTTTCAGGATCTTGTGATGCACTGCTTAGGAGAGTCTTGCCCCCACCAGACGATGGGCTCGTTCTTTTGTGCGAAATCAAAAGCGCCAATGATAAGAGGTTCAATCAGCTGAAGAAGCTAGGGTCCTATGAACTGTGGAGTGAAACTTACAAATGGCAGATTCACTGCTACATGGGAGGACTTGGTCTGACCAAATGTATTGTGATTGTTGTCAATAAGAATAACAGCGAGGTGTACACCGAAGTCATAGATTACGATGAACAGGTCTGGGAGAAGGCGCAGGAACGCGCTGAGAGGGTGATCACCAGTACCGAGCCCCCTAAGCATGGTAGGAAGTCAGAGAAGGACTACATGCTCAGAGGAGAGTCTAAGGCGTACATTGATATCTACACTAGGAAGCGATTTCCAGAGTCGGTCAACTGCCGTAATTGTGCCTTCTCCAAGCCATTGGTAAACACCCATGGCGCTACTTGGGTATGTACCCGCAGCGGCCAGAACTTGGACCTCGATACCCAGCGTGCTGGATGCAATGACCACCTCTGGACCCCGAAACTTATTACGACGGCAACGCATATTCCAGAAGAGAGTAATGATGACGTGATTGCATACCAGTCAGGCGTAGTCACCTTCTATAACGCGACCGAGAAAGGGATGAAGGATGGTCCGTACTACAGCAGCGCGGAACTACGTGAATTTTCAAAGGTCCAGTTCGATGCAGATTTTATGAAGCTGGCTAGTGAGGTGAAGGCTGAGTTCCCGGGAAGCCAAGTGGATGTGAGAGATGGGCAGGTTGTGCCTTTCTAGATGCGGGGGTCTTTGACGATATTGATCTTCACGCCCGGGTACAGTGCCTCAACCAATTTCTTCTTGAGCGAGAACACCTGAGTGATTACACCCTTGGTATCTTCAATGACCCACTTGTCTTCTCTCTTGTATTTGAAGTCAGCGATATAGCTGCAGATCTTTTTTTCTTTGCCCTCTACTGTGAGGGCGCAAGGAAACTTC